TACAATAGTCATGATAAAAAATAGTAATAGCAAATAATAACTATTGAAATTATTACCCATTATCTCCATTATTTTCCTACCGTTTAGCATTACAGGTAACAATATGAAACTAAATAAAACTCCGATTACTTTTATAAATGTTAGAAAAATAGGAATTGACCATGTCCAACCGAAGAATAATCCAAGTATTGATATTAGTAATCCCCAATTCTGTGTTTCATTCCAAAATACACTTATTAATGTTGGTATCCACCAGAACGATGTTACTATCATAATAAATCCGATTGCTATGGGTCCTAGAATAAATGGGACTATATCTTTCATAGATTCAGGAACAAAATCACATGTAGAACCTACAAAGTTAATGACTGATTTTATAAACATGCGTTGCCAAACATAGGAATATTTCACTTTATTTGAGAACCAATTGGTAAGTATACCACCAAATGTATCTTTCTTGCTTTCCATTGAATACGGAAATCCATATTCAAATATTCCACTAAAATATTTATTATTAATTAGGGGACTTTGCGTGAAATCTATTGGAGCACCACATCCACCTCCATTTGACCCACCAAACATTCTTTTCCCACCAGACTGTTTCATCGAATCGATATCATTCCTTTTTGGAAATAATGGAGGTAATTTATTACCAACCTTGTTTTCATCCGTATATGGGCGTTGATTTACGTCGGTTGGAAAAAATAAGTCTAAATTAATTCTAGTATAATATACAAAATTTGCTCCCAATAATCCTATAATTAATATTGAACAAAATGCGGTGAATACTTTCGTCGCAAATACACCCCATTCATTTTCCTTTTCTTTGGGTTTTGTTTCCTTATTTTCTATATTATTTTTATCGTTGTCTGTATCCATGTATATATTTAATAAATATAATTATAATATTTTATTCTCGTAAAATAAGAAATTTATGACAATAACACAAAACATAGGTCAAACAAACTAAACATAAATAGAATGAGATAAATGAGGTAAATTATGTAAATGGTGTAAACGATGTGTATGTATTTAGGACGATGGCGCAAATACAAATATATGCTTTTGTCAACTATTTAATCTAATATTAAATTAAATGGAAGAATCAATCTTTATGTTTGTAGTTATTTTAATATTTTTGTATTTTATTTATCAGCAATATTTTTTTCAAAAAAGTATATTCTTTGCTTCTCAAGAAGCATTTACCCCCCAGCAAGTTAATAACATTATACAACCACCTGGCTCTTATAAAATTGGAACGGCTGACCCGGCCTATCTAGAACAAACACAAATATTAACAGTAAGTAACGGGTATACCGCTAAAGCTATAGATAATCTGAGACCCGATAAACCACAGCCATTTGATAGAAGCACTACTGATAACCTAGGAGATTTTCCAGGAGCAGTTCAAGAAGAATATCCTCTTCCTATGACAGAATTTGAATATCCGAACGATTATAAATTTACAGTCGAGTATAAGTGTCGCAAAACAGCTACTGGTATGTTTTCAGACTGTGGTGTATATTCGGCGAATACTGCTTGGACAGCTGACCCATACAAGGGATTGAACTGTCCTTTATCTAACACACAGACTCCTAAAATGCCATCTAATGTTTCAAATAAACGTGAAACTAAATATGGACCTCCCAGAAGGACAGGTATAGGTAGTATAGGGAATTCAATGTTACGATAAAATATATTTTACTATTTTCCATAAAATATATTTATTAGTTCAGTTCATTAAGCGAACATTTATTGTTTAACGTGCGTACATTAAACCACAGTTACCCCCAACAAATGTTAAAATATTGTATCTCTCTTCAAAAACAGTCAAGTTGTAGTTATAGTCATATATTCTCCAAGTTGGTTTATTAACACCTATAATATCTCCACTAGATGGGTCGCAAATAGTATAAAACTGGGCTTCAGGATCTAATGGAGGACTATATGTTGTAAATTCTAATTGAATATCACGGAATTTGCTCATATTCATAGCACCGGATGGTTGAAAGTCAAATGGATCATTGTGAATGGCAAAACTATAATTGTATAGTCCGTCTGGCGCATTACCAGAGGTTCTTACGTATTTTTCCACATAATTATATATACCGGCATCCAACATATTTTCTCTATATTTTCCATCCAGTAATATCCCCAACTGAAGTAAAATATCCTTTTGGTTTTGCGGGGCAAAATCACCTGTTGTAAAATAACCTGTATGTGTTCCTGTAACTGGATTATATCCAGGTCCAATACCGGCCTCGGTTATAGGGTTACAATCTAATGTCCAATTGCCAGATGGATCGGCGAAATCAACTTCTTGAGGCAAATAACTATATGGCCAATTGGTGTAATTACTCCATTCGTTTCTCAAATTAATATCTGTACGCTGAAAGGCCCACATCCATGATGCTACCATCCCCATCGTATTCTCTAATTTAACACGCTGACTACCTGTGATATTGAAAAACTTCCAGTCGTAAATAGATTTGAATAAATATTGTTGTTCTCGTGCGGCAAAGACTTTCGACTCTTCCTCTGATAAAAATCCGTATGTAGAAATTAAATGAATGTCCGCATTCCAACTGGTTCGTTTGTCTTGATATGACACTGTATTTAATGACACGTCAGGTGGAGGTTGTAAAAAACGATAAAACTGTTGTAAAGATTCATTAAAGTTGGGTTGAATATACGGATAATTGTTTTCTTGGTCGGTTACATCACGAATAACTATTAATTCTTGAACTGGTCTTAGCGTAATATTTATTTCCAATTCGTTATATTGAAGAGCCACTAGTGGAAACGCCATTTTCGCTGCTAAAGTAAACCAAAAATTAATGGGGATGTATAGTTTTCTGGCTCGAATTGACGGTTCGGGTCCAACTGGATTGGTAGTATGATATGCGTTTGGATAAGCATTTACACGCGGTCCAACGTTTCCAGGGTTATTTAATTCTGGAACATTGCCAGACATTTTGTCGTATAGGGCTTTTTTTTCTGTTGTGAAATCGCGTTGAATCATAGCTAATAGGTACGCACCAGAATACCTATTTAATGTTTGTCCGCCGACAACAATTTCCACTTCCTCAATCATCTGTGTTCCCAAATTATCAATCCATTTGAATTCATAGGGTGCCCAGTTTCCAGAACAATCTTGTGGGGGGTAAATTGGACTCCATATAGTGGGTAACTGAACTACTAAATAAGTATCTAATAATAATTCCGCATATCGTTTCATTCTAAACGTAAATTTAGAGGATTCAGACATTCGCAGGTTACGCAGACCATCGAAATCTACGCGAAATTTTTGTAGTCCAAAATTAGTATACTTTTTGTATGTTGTTTTAAAGAATGTTTTCGATGGGTTTCCATTTAAATATACATTTTGATTTCCATAAGCCACAATATTTAATAGTCCTCCTGGCATAGATATATATATATATTTATCATACAATAAATATATTTAACTTTTTATAATTTAATATATATTTTTATGGATATTATTTGTCTCATTTTACATTTAGTCAAATTATTTTTTCATAATCTATTATAAGTATGGAAAATATAAACAAAGCTCAACAAATGTTTTCAAAATTGGTTACAGAACAAAATAAGGCTACTATGATTAAGTATATGTCCTATTTTATAATTACTATTTTGGTGATAGGTTTAATCGCCTATACAATTGACAAAATACGGCTTAATAAAAACAATTGTGATGCCCTCGGAAAAATATATACTTCTTTTCCAAAACTATCCTCATTTAACACAAATGACGCGACATACCAATATTTGTTAAGAGATTATTATATTAAAACCGCCTATAATTGCTGTTGTGGTGGTGAATTTAAGAACGATTATGTTAATGTGTGTGCTTTGAAAACTTGTATTGCTCAGGGAGCAAGAGTTTTGGATTTCGAAATTTATTCGGTGGATGATAATCCGGTCATAGCTACATCGGCTGTCGTGAATAATCGGGTCAAGCAAATGTATAATCAAATACATTTAGAAGAAGCTTTACAAGTCGTAAATAATTATGCTTTTAGCGGTGGGTCATGTCCAAATCCAAATGACCCATTAATTTTACACTTTAGAATATCCAGCAATAATGATAAAATCTATACAAAAATGGCTGATACTATTTATTCTACGATTCAGTCCAGACTATTAGGTAAAGAATATAGTTATGAATATAATGGACGTAATTTAGGGTCTGTTCCATTAAAAGAATTCACGGGAAAAATTATTATTTCTGTTGACCGCGCGAATCCCCTTTTTGAAAATACACCTCTTAAGGAATACGTTAACATCGCATCGAATTCAATCTTTTTAAGAGCGTCAAGACAATATGATATTATTAATACGCCGGATTCGACCGAATTAATTGAATATAATAAAAAGAATATGACTTTAACCTTACCTGACCTAAGTGTCTATAACAATAATGCGTCTCCTATATTAAACTTCAATTATGGTTGTCAGTGGGTAGGCATGTCTTTCCAAAATTTTGATGCGAATATGCAATATTATAGTCTATTCTTTGATAAGGTTGGGCATGCGTTTGTATTAAAGCCAGAAAACTTGCGTTATGTTCCGGTAACTATTCCAGACCCTACTCCACAGAATCCAGCAAATTCTTATACTACACGCACAGTCTCTACTGATTATTATTCATTTAGCGTATAGAACAGTTCTTTAGTTACATATTGTAACTTTAGTTAAAATGACAACCGACAATATATAATAATTTTTTATAATTATTATATATATCAAAAACTATGACTACATGTAATCCAAAATTAACCTTAGAGGAGAAGGAAGTAGCCATATTAAGAAATGCCATTGATATCGCGGAAAAACGACAGGGACAAAAAACCGTAAGTGACCCGGATGTGAAAAAAATTATTTCTATTTTGGAAGATTTTCTCAAGAAGAAGAGACTTGTTTGTTATGGCGGAACTGCTATTAATAATATTCTTCCTTTAGAAGACCAGTTTTATGATAAAAACGTCGAAATACCAGATTATGATTTTTATTCACCACACGCTCTTGATGACGCAAAAGAATTGGCCGACATTTATTATAAAGAAGGATTTCAAGAGGTGGAAGCAAAAGCAGGTGTTCACCATGGAACCTATAAGGTATATGTAAATTTTATACCTGTGGCGGATATTACTTATTTAGAAAAACCTCTATTTAATCGTGTTCAAAAAGAATCCATTCGTGTGTATGGTATTTTATATTGTCCTCCTAATTTTCTCCGTATGAATATGTACTTGGAACTATCTAGACCAGCAGGAGATATAAGCAGATGGGAAAAAGTCTTAAAACGTCTAATTTTACTAAATAAAAATTATCCTTTAAGAGGAAAACAGTGTGACCCCAAATCATTTCAAAGGCAATTTGAACGTATAGATAATAAGAAGGAGGAACAATTATATTACACCGTGCGCGACGCGTTTATTGACCAAGGATTGGTATTTTTTGGTGGATATGCTAGTTTCTTATACTCGGAATATATGCCAGCCAAGCAAAAGAGACTGTTTCAAAAAACACCAGATTTTGATGTTCTCGCAGATGAACCAGAAAAAGCCGCTGCTATGTTAAAAGAGAGATTAGAAGATTTTGACTACAAGGGAATACAAATAATGAAACATGATGGAATTGGAGAAATTATTGCGCCGCATTACGAGGTAAAGGTGAAAATTAATAATATTGAAGAGACAGTTGCCTTTATCTATAAACCATTGGCGTGTCATAGTTACAATATTATAAAAAAGGGAAACAAAACAGTTCGTGTCGCGACCATTGATACAATGTTGAGTTTTTATTTTGCCTTTTTCTATAGTGACCGTGATTATTATGACGAAAATCGTATCTTATGTATGGCCCAATACTTGTTTGATGTTCAACAACGAAATAGACTTCAACAAAAAGGGTTGTTGAAACGTTTTAGCGTTAATTGTTACGGAGAGCAAGAAACATTGGACATGATGAGAAGTGCCAAGGCAGACAAATACAAAGAATTAAAGGGACAACGAAATTCAAAAGAGTATGAATCCTGGTTTTTACGGTATATTCCATTCGAAGAAAAAATGGATAAGGAGGACAAACGAGCAAACGCTGGCAAAGGAACGGAAAAAGGAACGGGCAAAGGAACGGGCAAAGGGACCAATAAAAAAACAGTCACCTGGAAAAAAACAAAGAGCAAATACTCAAAAACGAAGAAAAATAAATCAAAGAAAGTATTTGGTCTTTTCTAAATGCCATACTATATGATATCATCTAAAATCAGGGTTCCATAATTGTTTACCATTACATATATTTATGATATGAATATTTGTAATTTCGTTGGGTAGCGCAATTGCGGCATGTTCAAAATCAATTATCCACATTTTACCATATGTATTCTTATCTTCTACGAAATTATATCCTGTTAAATCAGGATATTCTATTCCATGTAATACAAGAGTACGCACTATTTTAACGACCTTGTCAAAGAGTTCATCTGGTACATCTGTGGCATTTTCACCATAATTATGCGACAAGTTATTCTTACCTACTTTCAACATAACCATAATTTTATTTGCCTCGTCGTACTCGATAATTTCAGGCACATTTACAATGTTCAATTGGTGAACATATTTTTGCATAAAATATTCTCCATGTTCAACGTTATGCTTTACATAATACATGTCTGGATTAGATAAATATTGTTCCAGTTCCATTGCCATAAATGATAATATAGTATAATACCGAATAATACTTTATATCATTATCAAACTGTTAAATATAGCATCATATCTCTCCAAATATATTTAAATACGGAAATATGTTGCTGTATAAATGTGTCATTCTTCCAACTTTCTGGTAATAAATTATCTATACGAAGTCCGACCCGAAAAATATAAAATAGAATTACGTATATAATTTCTCTCAGTCGAAACAATAATATATCCATGATAGTCCAATCATTCACATAACTACACATATTATTTGGACTATTCTTTTCAAAGAAGCTATGGGTATCCATCAATCCTTCGAGCAAACGTGGGTAAATGTTCTTTTCGTTTTTAATAAAAATCATTTTTTTAATCTTATCCATACTCTGTAAGTTTAAGAACAGTATTTTTCTTTTTCTCGTCCTTGACTTGAACATATAAGGGAATGCTCCATCAATGCATCCATCATTGTCAGTAGGTCGTCCGTCTATTAAATAAGGAACGTAGAGAGATTTAATTATATTATCAATTAATTCGGTTTTAGATTTGTATTTCCTTTTAACTATTTGTTTTCCCTTTATTGTATCGAAATATGTCAAATAAAATCGATTATTTATTACACTCATATCTTCTTCTTTTATCACATCTGTCAGTTTTTTTTTGAAAATACCAACAACCTTTTTAAGATCTTGGTGTTTTCTTAAATATTTATAACTGTTATTACATATATCTATTGATATATCCATCTTATTTAGTAAAAATAATATTCCTAATATCGCTCCTATACTACAACCTGAAACTCTTTTTACTTGTATTTTCTCTCTACGTTCTAATTCTTTTACATAAAAGAGACCTCCCAACATATACACTCCGTTGAATGCGCCTCCGTCCAATACTAAATCTATTTCGGGTGGCAAATGTTTTTCTGGTATATTTTCAATCAATGTATTTATAAATGTATGTAACGCCATATGGCTTATGTTTATGTTAGTTTATATTAGTTTTTCATTTTATTTACACATTATATATGGCAACTCAACGTCCATCCTGGCAAGAATATTTCAAAACAATAACCGAATATACAGCATATCGTTCTCCATGTGA